CGACCACGGACGCGGCCACGACCGCGATGAACGCCTACAAGATGGGCGCGGGCTCCGTCACCGACGTCATGAACAGCTTGATCGCGACCGAGGCCGAGGGCAAAACCAACCTCGAAGCCCTCGCGGGCAGCATGTCGACGATCCTGCCCGTCGCCGCGGCCGCGCACGTCGGCCTGCACGAGGTCCTCGGCGCGATGGCGACCATGACCGCTCAGGGCACTCCGGCCGCGGTGGCGGCAACCTACCTGCGGCAGACCATCGGCCAGCTGAGCAATCCCAGCAACAAGGCCGCGACCGAGATGAAGAACCTCGGCCTGGACGCGGTCAAGGTCGGCCAGAACCTCGGCAAGCATGGCCTCGCCTCGACGCTGACCATGCTCACCGACGCCATCCAGAAAAAGATGGGCCCCGCGGGCACCGTGCTGATTCGGCACCTGCAGGGCGCGTCCAAGAACACGACCGAGTTCCAGAGGGCGCTCGCGAACCTGCCACCGCAGCAGCAGACCTACGTCGGCGCCCTCGCCACCATGGTCGGCGGCACCAAGTCCATGCAGGCCGCGCTCCAGCTGACCGGCCCACACATGAAGGACTTCATCAAGAACACGAAGGGCATCGACGAGCACGTCCGCAAGGGCGGGAAGTCCGTCGAGGGCTGGAGCGACGTTCAGAAGAACTTCAACCAGAAGATGGCCGAGGCCAAGGCCTCCGCCCAGGCTCTGGGCATCCAGATCGGTCAGTTTCTGCTGCCCGCGTTCCAGAAGATCATGGGGGTGGTCGCCAAGGGCGTCACCTGGTTGACCAAGCACCAGCAGGTCGCCAAGGCGCTCGCCATCACCATCGGCGTCGTCCTGGTCGTCGCCATCGCCGCGCTGACCGCCGCGCTCTACGAGATGGCGGCGGCTGCCGCGGTCAACCCGGTCACCTGGATCGTCCTCGGCGTGATGGCGCTGATCGCCGCGATCGTCCTGCTCGCGATGCACTGGAAGGCCGTCTGGGGGTTCATCAAGCAGGTCGCGGGGGACGTCGCCAAGGCGGTCACCGGTGCCTGGGATTCCGTGCGTGACGGCACCGTGTCCGCCTGGAACTCGACCGTGAACTGGGTGAAGTCCGTCTGGCGTTCGGTGGGCTCGTTCTTCTCCTCGGCCTGGCACACCGTCACGGACCCGATCGTGCATGCTTGGCAGTGGCTGCAGCGCACCACGATGTCCGTATGGAACTCCATTACGGCGTTCTTCAAGCGCTGGTGGCCGCTGCTGCTGGTGGTCTTCGCGCTGCCCATCGCGATCCTGTTGGCGATCTGGAACCACTGGCACAAGCAGATCATCAGCGCCACTAAGACCGCGTGGAACGCCGTCACCGGGTTCCTCAAGGGCGCCTGGAACGTGATCAAGTCGGCGGCCGTCGTCGTCTGGAACGTGATCGCCACCGCGGTCATGACGCCGATCCTTGCGGTCTGGGGCTGGCTGCAGTCGATCTGGGGCACGATCTCCGGCTGGCTGAGCTCCGCCTGGGGCGCCATCGCAGGCACGGCCGCGTCCTGGTGGGGGCAGATCAAGTCCGCGATGACCGGCCCGGTGAAGTCCGCCTGGCATGCCATCACCTCGACGATGGGCATGGTCAAGGACGCCATCTCCAGCAAGCTCACCGCAGCCTGGAACGCCGCGAAGAGCTGGGGCGGCAAGTTCCTGACGGTCGGCAAGAACATCGTCATGGGCGTCGTCCACGGCGTCGAGCACGCCGGGTCCGCTCTGTTCGGCGCGCTCAAGAACCTCGCCAAGGGCGCCCTGGACTCGGCCAAGAGTTTCCTGGGCATCAAGTCGCCCTCGCGGAAGTTCGCCGAGATCGGCGCGTACATCGGCGCCGGCCTCGTGCAGGGCCTGACCGGCTCCACCGCCCGCGTGAAGTCGGCTGCGAACCGCGTCGCCGCCATGCTCTACCGGGAGTTCGGGAGCGCCGGGCACAAGCATTTGCAGGCACTCGTCCGCAAGGACGGGCAGCATCTGGTCAGGCTGGCCGAGCAGCGCGATCAGATCACGGTCAAGCTGAAGGCGGCGAACAAGAAGCTCGCTGACCTGCAGAAAGACTGGAAGAAGACCCGCGACGACGTCGCCTCGTCCGTGCTGCAGAACGTCAGCGTCGTCACGGCGCTGCCCGAGGGATCGGTGGCGCTCACCAGCCAGGACGTCGTCGCGAACATGCGGGCGCAGGTTGCCAAGGCCAAGAAATTCGCGGCCGATCTGATCGCGCTGCGCAAGAAGGGCCTGCGGGCCGACCTGGTGCAGCAGATCGCCGATTCCGGCGTCGACCAGGGCGGCGACACCGCGGCCGCGCTCGCGAGCGGCAACAAGGGCCAGATCGCCGAGATCAACAAGCTGCAGGGTCAGGCGACGACCGCCGCAGGCAAGGTGGGCTCGGCGACCGCGGACGCCATGTACAAGGCGGGCATCGACAGCGCGAAGGGCCTGGTCAAGGGCCTCAAGTCGCAGGCGAAGAACATCGCGAAGGCGATGAAGGGGATCGCGAAGGCGATGGCGGCCGCCATCAAGCACGAACTTAAGATCCACTCCCCGTCGCAGGTGTTCCACGAGATCGGCGACTTCATCACCCGGGGCCTGGCGAACGGCATCAACGCCGGAAGCCGGACGGCCGAGGCCGCCGCCGTCGCGATGGCCGGAGCGGTATCCGCCGCCGGAGTGCCGGCCGTCCCGAAACTCGCGGGTGCGCGCCTGCCGGCGTTCGCGGGCGCCGGGGCCGCGGGAGGCGTTCTGGAGCACACCACGATCGTCACCCTCGACGGCGACGTGCTCTTCAAGAAGATGCAGCGCCGTGCCCTGCAGCACGAGCGCCGCAACACCAACAACGGCCTGTCGGCCAAGACCAACCGCTGACCAAGGGGGCCCTCGCCGTGACCGTCCCACCCGGATTTCCTCTCGACGACGGCCCCCTGATCGGCACCTGGCCTCGCATGCTGTTCCAGATCGCATGGAACGCCGGCGGCAACTCGACGGCCCCCAACCACTGGTACACCGTGTCCAAGCGGCTGCGCGGCACCTGGAAGGCGCAGCTCGCCGGGCGGCAGTACGAGCAGGACACCGTCGCCAACGGATCCCTGAATTTCAACCTGGACAACCTGGACGGCGCGTTCGACCCCGACAACGCGACCTCGTTCTTCTACCCCTACGTGCTGCCCTACCGGAGAGTCCGGATCACCGGGCAGCTCAGCCCGACACGCAACCTGCTCTACCCCTGGGTCGCCAGCGCGATCGAGCTGACGTCGATGGCCGCCTCGACCGGCACCCTCGGCCTTGCGACCGGCCTGCCCGCCTCCGTGTCCGGGCTGACCACCGCCCAGACGTGGGCGCTGCCCAACGCCACCGCGAGCAACGCCGCCTTCGGGCTGACGGGTGCGACGCAGGACTGGACCGTGCTCGACTGCGAGGGCACCACGGTCACGCCCGGCTCCGCGTACTCGGCCGGCGTCGACCTGCAGCTCGCCGCGGGCGGCATGACGTCCCTGTCCATGCGGCTGCGGCTGCAGTTCTTCTCCCTGACCGGAACGGTGGTCGGCACCAGCGTGTCCTCGACCGTGGGCATCACCACGTCCTCGGTCCGGCTCACCGCCTCCGGCACCGCGCCCTCGAACGCCGCATTCGCCGTCATCAGCGTCGTCACCCAGGCCGCGACCACCTCGGCGACCACCGTGCGGGTGACCGCCTGGCAGTTGGAGCAGGCAGCCGCGGCCACCGGCTGGGTGAACGCCGGTGTGTGGTGCCAGTTGTTCCAGGGGTTCGTCGAGCGGTGGCCGCAGTCCTACGACAAGAACGGCAAATACGGCCTGGTCGAGGTCACGGCCGTCGACGCCATCGCCCCCCTGTCCCAGCTCACCTACTCCGACGTCATGCCGGGCTGGCTGTCCCAGACCCAGGCGGCCAGCCTGCTGTGCGCCTACGATCTCGCCGCCCCCGGCACCAGCCCGGACGTCCCGGGCGGCAGAGCGTTCCTGCCCTACGCCGGCAGCCAGGTCGGCAGCGGGGGCCTGGACATCGTCGGCGCGAACATCGTCACGGGCACGGCCATCACCTCGACGACCGACCTGGGCACCCTGTGGGGTGTTCCGGGCCCGGTGACGACCCTGGCCAACAACCAGGCGGCATCGCTGGGCACCGCGGCCGGGGCGACCTACCTGCAGCCCTGGGACGGCACCGACCACCTCATGCTCCCCAACGGCGGCTGGACGCGCCTCATCTGCTTCCGCACCACCAACGTGCCCGGGACCGGGGGCCGGTTCTCCATCGCCACCCTGTGGGGCGCCACCGGATCCGGGTACGTCGCGGGCAGCGGCAACCAGTCGGTCGCCAACGTCGAGCTGTTCGGCTCCGGAGGAATCACGTTCAAGCTGCAGAACGCGGCCAACACGTCGAGCACCTACATCCTCATCTCGGATGTCCCCGTCGCGGACGGGAACTGGCACTGCGCTGTCCTGTCCCTGTCCTCCGACGGCAAGATCGCGAATTTCACCATCGACGGCCACCTGGGGACGAGCATCGCCGGCGCCAGCATGGCCTCGTCGACGTACACGATGGAGGTCATCGGCGCGACCGTCACCAGCGCCGGCGAGAACACCGCGCCGTTCAACGGCGACATCGGCTACTTCGCGCAGTGGAACACCGACATCGGCGCCACGGCGGCCAGCGACCTGTCCCGCGGTTTCGCCCGCGGCTGGTCCGGTGACAGCATCCCCGACCGCATCACCCGCCTGCTCCAACTGGCGAATTTCCACCCGGGCAGCGGCGTCTTCTTCGGGTCGACCGGCACCCAGGGCACCACCGGTGCAATCTCCCTGAACGGCCGCACCGCCCTGGACGCCATCCAGAGCGCGGCGGACACCGAGAACGGCCAGTTCGCGATCAGCGCCTTCGGAGCACCCCGGCTGTACGGGCACCTATGGCGGTGGATCCAGAACACGCCCATCGCCACCTTCGGGGAGAACGCGGCGGGCGGAGAGATCCCCGTCAAGGACGACATCAAGTTCGAGCAGGACCCGGCCCACCTCTACAACGACATCCAGGTCACGGTCGAGGGCGCGGCCGACGCCACCGACCAGACCCGGCTGCAGGAGTCCTCCGACAGCGCCTCGCAGAGCGCCTACTTCCCGCAGACCCTGACCCGCACCATCAACCCGGTGGCCGCGCAGACCGGCAAGGACATGGCCGACTACCTGCTCAGCCTCTACAAGGACCCGCACACCCGCCTGCAGGGCCTCACCGTCGACCTGGCCCACAACCCGACCGCTCAACGCGCCACGTCGACCCTGCGATTCGCCGACCTGGTCCGGGTCGTGAAACGGCCCACCCTCGCCCCGGCCAAGCAGTTGGACGGGTTCATCGAGCAGGTGGAGTGGTCGGGCGACGACACCGGCGCCGTCCTGCAGCTGCGACTGCAGATCTCCCCGGCCTCCCAGTACCGGTACTGGATCATCTCCGCCGCGTGGGCCGCGCTGACGACGTCGCCGTCCGCCGGCGTCAGCACCATCACCGTCGGCCCGATCTCCGGGAACAACGCGATTGCCGCGCAGGCGGTCATCCCCGCCGGATTCACCATGACCCTCGGCTACGGCACCGCCAACGTCGAGACGGTCACCGTGCAGTCCGTGCAGACGGTCGTCGCCGGATACAGCACCGTGCAGCTCACCCTCACCGCACCCACCACCAAGAGCCACACCGCGGGTGACGTGATCTGTTCGCCGCTGCCCGGGTCGGTGACCCTGCCGCCCGGCGGCACCTACCCCACCTGTTTCGACACCCCCGCGATGTTCGGCGGGACCAGCCCCTTGTTCGGATTCTGACCGGAGGCCTCCGTGACCACTCGACCCACCCTCACCCAGGCCACCCCGGGCTTCCCCGCCTCCGACGCCTGGTGGAAAGCGCAGGTCTACGACCCGCTCACCTACCTGTACGGACAGCTGCCCGTCGAGACGTACAAGGCCGCCGACACCACGATCACCAGCTCGACGACGTTCGCCAGCGACCCCGACCTGCAGTGCACCCTCGCCGCCAACTCGGTGTACCGCGTGGAGTTTTACCTCCACTTCGCGGCCCTCGACGTGGCCCGCTTCAAGACCCAGTGGCTGGTGCCCTCCGGCGCCAGTGGCAACCGGTCCGCGATCGGCCCGGACCAGGGCGTCATCCTCTCCAGCACCTCGTCCGGCGGCACCGGCCGATTCGGCGTCCACGGCTTCACCACCGCCTGCACCTACGGCACCCGCGACAGCGCCTCCAGCCTGTGCGCGGGCATCGAGGAGGCCGTCGTCACCACCACGACCGGCGGCACCCTCGCCCTGCAGTGGGCGCAGGCCACCTCCAACGCCACCGGCTCCAAGCTCGGTGCCGGTTCGTACATGCGCGTCAAGCTGCTCTCGTAGGAGTCCCCTTCATGACCTTCCGTCTCGGCAAGCTGCCGGCGCAGCCCGCCCGGCCGCATCTGAGCCTCTCCGCCGTTCTGCGCGAGCGGCTGAACACACCGCCCGCGTCGCGCGACTGGCAGGCCGATGCCATCCAGTGGCCGATGTACGGCAACGCGGCGATCGGCGACTGCACGTGCGCCGGCGTCGGCCACATGGTCAACCAGCTCACCTTCTACGGGTCTGGCACCGAGCAGATGCCTGCGGAGACGTCCGTGATCGGCATGTACTCGGCGATCACCGGCTACACCCCGTCGAACCCGGACTCGGACACCGGCGCGTACTGCCAGGACGTCCTCGCCTACTGGCGGAAGACCGGACTCGAAGGCCACAAGATCGTCGCCTATGCCTCGCTCGACGTGTCCAACCTGACCGAGGTCAAGCAGGCGATCAGCCTCTTCGGCAGCGTGTACGTGGGCCTGAACTTCCCCGACAGCGCTATGGACCAGTTCAACGCGGGCGAGCCCTGGGACGTCGTCAAGGGCGCCCGGGTCGAGGGCGGGCACTGCGTCATCGTCGGCGCCTACGGGGCAGGGAAGTTCGGCCTCGTCACCTGGGGCGCCGAGACGGCGATGACCGAAGCGTTCTGGAAGCGCTACGTCGACGAAGCGTGGGTCGTCCTCGACGCCGACGGACTCCGCGGCGCCGGCGTCTACTTCACCGGCGCGCCGTCCTGGTACGCGCTCGGCGAGCAGTACGCCGCGCTGACCGGCGAGACGAACCCCATCCCCAAGCCCGGCCCGGTGCCGACCCCTCCTCCGCCGCCCACTCCTTCTCCGACTCCTGGCCTGGATCCGAACCTGGTGGCGGCGTGGCAGTCGATGAGCGAGTGGGCGCGTGCCAACCACCTGACGGGAGCCTGACCATGGCACTCATGCCCGGGGCCGCCTACATAGGCCCGACCGTGAACAAGCGCACCGACGGCATGGTCGAGGTTCGCGGCCTCGTCCTCCACATCCAGCAGGGCACCGAGGCGGGGTCCGAGGCCTGGTTCAAGAACCCGGTCTCGCAGGCGTCCAGTCACTTCCTCAACCCGAAGACGGGCGGGCTGCGGCAGCTCGTCGACACCAAGGACCGGGCCTGGGCCGAGGCCGACGGGAACGCGCACTGGGCGTCCCTGGAGAACGAGGGCTACGCGGGCGACGAACTGACCGCCAGCCAGCTGGAGAACGCCGCGCAGCTGCTCGCCTGGCTGCACACCGAGTACGCCGTGCCGCTGGAATCCACCGACGACCCGAACGGCAAGGGCCTCGGCTGGCACGGAATGGGCGGCGCCGCCTGGGGCGGGCACACCGGCTGCCCCGGCGACCCCATCAAGGCCCAGCGGCCAGCGATCATCGCGCGAGCCAAGGCCATCCTCGGCGTCCCGGCGAAGCCCGCGGTCTCCCTCGCGCACGTCGTGTTCGCGGCCCGGCACGACCCGGCCGCCGCCCAGGGCCACACCACACACAAGGCCGAAGTCCTCCTCGTGGAGAAGGCGTTGCACGCCGAGGGGCTCCTCGCCGCCCAGTACGTCGATGGCGCGTTCGGCACCAAGACCGTCACCGCATACGCCCGCTGGCAGCGCGGAGCCGCCGGCGGTAGCTACGTCGGCACCGCCGCCGACGGCATCCCCGGCGCCACCTCCCTCGCCAGACTCGGCGCCCGGCACAACTTCACCGTCACCGACTGACCTCCCGAGAGGACCCACCCATGAGCACCCGACTGCCCCGCACTCAGACCGTGGTGACGACGGCGGAGACCTACGCCATCGACCTCGCCGAGCGCGTCATCTGGACGTTCCTCGGCGCGGCCGGAGCCGTCGCCCTCGCGGGCGGCCCCGCAGACATGCTGCACGTCTCCTTCTGGCAGGGAGCGGCAACGGCCGGCATCGCTGCGGCTGT